CATCGATAAAGATGTATATGATAGGAATATCCTCCCTAAGCATGGTTCAGGAGCTACCGCTCAACATATCTCGGGAAACCGTAAATATGATCAAACGGAGTGGACTGAGCGACTAGAAGAATACTTTCCAGCGATGGAATTTATGTTCTCTAGCTACGCCCTCGCGCTTAGCGAGGACCAACTTAGTTGGACAGAACCTGGTAACGAGACTCCCGTTAGGGTAGTTACGGTACCTAAAACGTTGAAAACACCTCGAATTATCGCGGTTGAACCTGTATGCATGCAATATGTGCAGCAGGGACTCTACGAGAAAATCGTCGACGAGATTGAAAATGCTAACCACATCAGAGATTTCGTAGATTGGTCTGACCAGACTCCTAATCAGAGACTAGCCAGGGAAGGTTCTATTTCGATGGAACTCGCCACACTCGATTTGAGTGAAGCATCCGATCGTGTTTCCAATCTGCTTGTTAGAGATATGTTTAGGAATCATCCTCACTTGCAAGGTGCGGTTGAATCCTGCAGATCAAACAGAGCAGACGTTAATGGTCAAGTTATTAAACTTGCCAAATTCGCGTCTATGGGTTCAGCTTTGTGCTTCCCGATGGAAGCTATCGTATTCACTACGATAGTTTTTTCAGCGATTAGCGCACAGCTTAATGTACCATTTTCCCGTAAACTGTTAAAACAGTTCGCGGGTAGGGTGCGCATCTACGGAGATGACATAATTGTCCCCGTAGAATACGTCAGATCTGTGATTGAATGGCTTGAGGCCTTTGGCCTCAAAGTCAACGAATCCAAGTCTTTCTGGACTGGGAAGTTCAGAGAGTCTTGTGGCAAGGAATACTACGACGGCCACGATGTTTCTATCGTGAAACTGCGCAGCGTATTTCCCACCAACAGATCCCATGCAACTGAGGTTGTTTCTACCGTAGCTCTTCGGAATCTCCTATTTAAAGGTGGTTTCGTATCTACAGTAGAATGGCTCGACAACTTGATCGGGGAGTTAATACCTTTCCCGGTCGGCGAACCAACAGCCGCAGGTTTAGTGCGCCATGCATACGAGCCTTTTAAGGCTGAGCGTATGCATCCTCACCTGCATCATCCCTTGGTTAAGGGTGTGAAGCTAAAAGCCAAGTTACCTTCTTCGAAGGTAACCGGGCGAGGTGCATTGATGAAGTTCTTCCTTAGAAGGGGTGAAGACCCCTTCGAAGATAAGGATCATCTTCTGCATGGAGGGCGCGCCGTGTCGTTTACACTAAAACACGGATGGTTCAGACCTTATTAAAAAGGTCTGAGAGAGCCGATATACAGGCTCTGATAGGAGGCATAGGTGTGCTTTCTTAAAGCACTCTATGCTTTAGGAGGTGCACTTTCGTCC